ACCGAACGAGTCCAGGTAGTCTCGCCGCGAGATTTCGTTCCGTCTCCAGATCCCCTCCCCGTTGAACCAAATCAGGAACTTGACGGTATAACTACCTTCACTAACCATCCCAGACCTGACGACCTACCCTTTTGACCGCTAAAAATTCCACCACTCGCCGCGGTCTAAAAAAACGCGACTTCACCCTCTACGTCCTCCCTGATACCTTCGCCGCAATCCAAGCTGCTGCTGAGCGCTCAGGGCACCCGCGTAGCGCTCTAATCGAAGACATCCTCCGTATCCATTTCAATCTCCCCCCTGCATGAACAAAGAACGCAAAAATGCGACCACCGTCAAAGTCTCCATCCCACACGAAACACTCCAGGAGGTCGACGCTCGCGCTAAAGCTGAATCTCAATTCAGGTCTCATTGGATTCTTGATTCCATTGAGTCTCGCCTGAATGGAACCGTTGGCGTCCCCCTTCAACGTTGCAACATCCCACTCGCTGTCAGCCTTGCCCTAAAAGCTTCCAACGGCAAACTCTCACGCCTCGAAGCTGAGCACCTCGTCTCTAAAACCATCATCGCCCTCGCTTCTAATGACCCAAGCTCCTGATCCCTGCGACGGCATTGAAACCACCTTCCTTGATGATGGTTCCGTCAAACTCACAGCCACACGCCCTGACGGCTCTCAGCTCGTCAAATTCGTATCCTCCTCACACCTCATCGTCCCAGCATGCTTGCAATTGAGAACAGCTATCAATAATGGGAAAACGCACTAAGTACCCCGTCCCGCATTGCCCTAAATGCAATGCCCTAGACTCCTTCACCGCTCGTACCTACTACACACGCGACAATCAAATCGTTAGACATCGCACCTGCAATATCTGTAACTGGCGCTTCTACACCTCTCAACCCATCGAACAACTCATTAACCCCTCCACCACCATCGTCCAATTCCCTACAAAAATCAGACACCTCGATAAACGTGTTAACCTAGTCCCCGTGGACCTGACCACACCAAACAGGCAGCGGTAGGGTGAACACCTGTTCTCTTAGTTCCCCTAAAGTCCCAAGAGACCTTGTGTCCTGAAGGCCCCTACCGCATAAGCCCTGTCAAACTATGATCAACGGTCCATATCTCGACCTCGCTCGTATCCGCACGACCTGCAACGCTCCAGGCGCTCAAGATACTCAAGCCCAAACCAATCGCATCATGGCTCTCGATTGGCTCTACCGCCTCGAACAACGCCATAAACCTGATCACCCACAACACGGGCTCTACACAGGTCTCTGGCAGCAATATCAAGAAAAACTCGCCGCCGCTAAAGAAAATGTATAATCATTAGACTTGGTAAAAGATACAGGTCCGTGACCTCTATAAACTCTCTACATTCCGACCATAAAAACGCTAGAAAGCGCACCGATCGTTCTGCCTCACTAATTAAAGAATCCATCGGTCGTTACGGTGCAGCGCGTAGCATCGTTATCGATGAAGACAATCGCATCCTCGCTGGTAACGGCACCATTGAAGGTGCTAAAGCCGCTGGTATCAAAAACGTTCGCATCATCGAAACCGATGGCACAGAAGTCATCGCCGTCAAGCGCACAGGTCTGACCGAAGACGAAAAAATCGGTCTAGCCCTAGCCGACAACCGCACCTCTGACCTCTCCGAGTGGGATCAAGAGATGCTGCGTCGGCTCTCTGAAGAGCACGACATCTCACCCTGGTTTGACCAAGACGACCTCGACGAACTCCTTGCTGTAACCGAACTCGAACCAGAAGAAGGCAACACTGACCCCGACGACGTCCCTGAAACACCAGAAGACCCCATCACCAAACTCGGTGACCTATGGATCCTCGGTAACCATCGCCTCCTCTGCGGTGACTCCACCAACCCGCAGCACGTCGAACGCCTCATGGATGGCAAAAAAGCGGACATGGTGTATTGCGATCCGCCATATGGGATGAATCTCAATACTGACTACAGCCAGTTGAAGGGATCTGCCAAAAGCCCAAACGCCAAGGGCTACAAATGGAAAGAAGTCATAGGAGACGACAGGGATTACGATCCATCACCTTTGATTGCTTACTTTCAGGACACTCCAGAGCAGTTCTGGTGGGGGGCGGATTACTATTTTGAGTGCTTACCTCGTAACGGCAGTCTCCTCGTCTGGCAGAAGCGAGACAAGGCAGACGCTGAAATGATTGGAAACGACTTTGAAATCTGCTGGTCTCGTCAGCGCCACAAGAAAGCGACTTTTTGGAAACGATGGGTCGGATTTGATTCCGTAGAAAAAGGCGAAAAGCGTGTTCACCCAACGCAAAAGCCTGTCGATCTCCATTGCTGGGTTTTTGACCAATGGGGTAAGTCGGGCGATCTTGTCGTTGACCTCTACGGCGGTTCAGGATCCACACTCATCGCCTGCGAGAAAACCTCCCGCCACTGCCGAATGATGGAACTTGATCCCGCCTACTGCGACGTTATCGTCAAACGCTGGGAGGACTTCACCGGCAACACCGCCGTCTGTGAACCATCCGATGCTCACTTTCAACAGGAGCTGGAGGTTGCCTAATGGGTCGCAAGTCCACTGCTGCTGAAAAGGAGTATCGCGTTAACCGCGTGGCACGCCTCTTAAGCAACGGTGCTGTGCGTTCGGAGATCTGTCAATACGCGGCGAGCGAGTGGGGTTCGAGCGCTAGGCAGGCTGACCGCTACATTGCCGACGCACGCGAGATTCTGAAGGCTGACTGGGACATCGACCGTCGGACCTTTACGGCAGAGCTAATGTCGCAGCTCGCTAGTCTCCAGAAAGAATGCCGTAAGAATGGCAACCAAGCGCATGTCGCGTTGGGTTGTATTAACACGATGGCGAAAATCGCGCACATCCTTGAAAAATGAGCATTCTTGCCGCTGTCCCAGGCGGCAGCCTGTTAGAAGAACCAATCGAAATACCGATGCAGGTAGATTGGTCGCCCTTTGCACAGCAGCTATACAACAGCCTCACCGAACCGCAGCGTGAAGTATGGGATGACGATTCTCGCTTTAAGCTGCTTTGCTCAGGTCGTCGTTTTGGTAAAACATATCTTTGTATTTCACGTCTTGTAGCGTGGGCGATTGAGCACCCTGGCAGTCTTAACTGGTACGTCACGCAGAACTACAAATCAGCAAAACAGATTGCTTGGCGTCAGCTTCGAGCAATGGTGCCAACTGAAATGTTTGTCAAGAAGAACGAATCTGAGCTTTCGGTTGAGCTAGCTAATGGCAGCCTTATTGCCTTGAAAGGTGCTGATAATGCCGATTCGCTTCGTGGTGTATCGCTATCCTCACTCATCATTGACGAGGCGGCGTATGTCAAACGCGAAGCCTGGGAGATGGTTCTACGCCCCGCATTGAGCGACCAGGGAGGTCCAGCTTGGTTCATTACCACCCCGGCGGGTCTTAACTGGTTTCACGATTTGTGGGAAGCGGCTGAAGATCAGCCTGACTGGTCAACTCATAGCTACACGACTATCCAGGGCGGCAACGTACCTGCTGAGGAAATTGAAGCTGCGAAACGCACCCTTGATGAACGCACGTTCAGGCAGGAGTATCTTGCCAGCTTCGAGACGCTGACAGGAAGGGTGTATCCAGACTTCGATGCCGACAATATCGATGACACCATTGGAGACTTGGGCGGTGAAATCCTTCTCGGGTGTGACTTTAACGTTGGTGTTATGGCTGGCGTGCTGGGGAGTCGTGTCGGTGACACTCTGCATATTTGGGATGAAGTCGCCCTGAAGCAGAGCAACACCGATGAGATGTGCATGCATCTCAAGAACAAGTTCCCTGGTCGTCAGATCGTGGCTTACCCCGACCCGACGGGATCAGCACGGAAGACCAGTGCAGCGGGTGAGACGGATCATGGCATCATCAGGAAGTATGGGTACAAGGTGATTAGCCCGAAGCACCCATGGGCTGTGAAGGATAAAATTAACTCCACAAATTGGGTCATTAAAACTGCCCACGGTGACCGCAAGATGCTCGTGCATCCACGCTGCAAGAACACCATTAAGGCATTGCGCAACGTCACGTACAAAGAGGGGAGCGAGGATTACGTAATCGACAAGACTGCCAACATCGAACACTGGAC